AAGGCAATAGTGCTGGTCACATCCGTAACCAGCCTGTCCCAACAGATACGGAAGACCCACAAAACTAATGAAAACAAAAGATAAAAACAGAAAACACCAGGCGAAGGCCTGGACATTTAATGGTTTTATCCTTTGTTCCATTAAGTGGCTCGCAGGTATTTTAAAATTAAAATACAAGGATACCACTATTGCTTTGCGGATCGCAGACAAAATCCTTAATGTGCTTAATACTAGGGGTAAACCCGAAGCTGTTAAATACACTAAGGACCTCCGATTAAGGTTTTCAAAGGTCATACTTAGTATGGACCCCGAGAACTTTGAAAGGGGGGAACAATTATGGTTACCTAAGTCTTTAATCCCATCGATCAAGCGTATACAAGAGGTGAAAAGTTACCCGTTAATACGGCTAATCTTCTCAGTCTTGTATATTACAAGATCGATTAAGGTGGATGGAGATATATCTTTCGAAACTATCGAGAAAGGGCCCGGTTATACCGGAACTCCCTCATCGTTAGACGACGATATAAAATCCTTCCTTAAAGATATAGGTGTGAATCTTTCTCATATAGGTAAAGTTCCTAAAACCTTAAGGTTTAAGGAATTCCATATGACCTCTAAAAGTGGACCAAATGGGCATGCCCTTTGGACTTCTTTTAGAGATATAATGGCACTAACTGATATCCAACTTTGGGCTATCAAGCTTACTGCTGGAGAAAAGCTAGTGAATTTAATGAGTAAATTCTCAGGTCTTTATTCCCAAATCCCACAATTCTTTGATAATTATACTAACCGCAAGGCTAGGCTAACTTCTCGAAGAATTGCAAAGATTAAGGATAAAGAAGGGAAAATTCGCGAAGTTGCTATAGGAGATTACTATACTCAGGCAGCATTGCTACCTTTGCATAAGTATCTCTATAAGTTCCTTAACAAGATCCACCAAGATTGTACATCAAACCAGACTAAACATTTTAATACTCTTGAAAATAGTATTGGGAGTAACTATCATAGTATCGACCTTAAGGCCTTTACTGATAGGTTTCCTATTGCTATTAATCATAGAATACTAAGTGTTTGGTTTGGACCAGAATATGCAGGTGCTTGGAAAGAATTAATGGTAGGAACTCCATTTGATTATCAAGGTCGTAGTATACATTATGCGACCGGTAATCCAATGGGTCTCTATTCATCTTTTAATTCCTCTGCTCTTGCACACCATTTCATCGTGTGGTTAGCCTGTAAACAGGTTAATCTAAGATGGAAAAGGTCTAGATATATGCTTTTAGGTGACGATATCGTTATTTCTAACGATCGTTTAGCCGAAGCATATAAACAGATTCTGGCAGTTTGGGATGTTGAAATACAACATTCTAAGACACATGTTAGCCCTTACGGGTTTGAATTTGCAAAGCAAATCCGTCTACATGGTAAGAATGTGTCTCCATTCCCTTTATCTGCGCTTTATGAACGACGAAACCAAGTAATAAATACCTTGGGTATCATCGTTAATGAAGTCGACTATAAAAGTTGGGACTGCAATTTGATGGAAACGTTAGAGGATTACTATATAAAGGTTTTAGGTTGGGCAAGACCGAGATTTATGTCTTTCCGACCTACCCTTCATCTAGTAATCGCCTTTCTCAAGTATCTACAAGGGACCGATCCAGTAGGAGATCGTATAGCAAAAGCTATACATGATTTCGTACGGACTCTGCTTCCTGTAGGGACTAAGATAAAATGGAAAAACAAAGCTCATCGTAGGTTATTCCTACATTGGGTTTGTGTCCAAGTTGTCCAAAGTCTTTACATAGAATCTCGAGATAGGATAGTAAATGTCAATAAAACAAAAGGTAGCTTGGGAGACCTCGCTACACAGATGGTTATGGCAATTACTTCTCTAAGAGATGGAGGTGCCGATTGCTTTGATTTAATTGAAGCAGTCCCTTTCCTCCAAATTTATGGGAGGGCTGAGGAGCTTTACTTAAAAAGCTTCGACGCGCTCTACGATTTCGGTATGGGATCTGAGCCAAAAAAGCTTAGAGAACATATCGGAAAAGTAGATATTCCTCTTTCAGACGAGGGCTTTTACGTGCGAAATCGCGACGTATTAGTTATCCAAGCCATGAAAGCCTCTAAAATCATAACACAGTTACTGCGAACAACGAAAGAAGTGTCCGCTTATAACGGTCAATTAAGATTTTCCGTTCCCTGGGCTGACGCCCTTTCGCCCAAAGAGTAATAGTGCCCCAGGAAAGATCCTGAGTCCATTACCCAATGGGCTACTTGGGGGGGTT